CGGTTGGGGGCTTTTTGCTGCTATTCTTTTGTTATCGGCTTACTGCCTACCCGTGCCAGCAAAAAATCGAAGCAGCAGATATGCAGACAGAGCAGCACTGCAATCGTTAGGACTTTTTACAGACACTTCATTGCTACGCAACGTTGCAAAGAGGGCTAACAACGGATTTAACTGCGACCACTGCGAAGCCAGGATTATTTCAGATTTATTGCCGCATCAGCACGATTTTGTTACTGATTTCGACCATCGCATGGTTGCCTTATGCGGAGGATTTGGTAGCGGAAAGAGCTGGGCTGCTGTTGCCAAGACAGTTTTACTTTGCTTCAGAAGTCAGGGCTTTACTCACCTATTTCTGGAGCCTACAATCCCAAACCTACGAGATATTGCCATTCCCGCCTGGGAAGCTTTACTTGAAAAGTATTCGATTCCTTACGAATTCAAAAGCAGCCCGTTACCTGTTTACAAATTAAAGCTTCCGAAGGGTGATACACCAATACTTTTACGTTCATTCGAGAACTACCAGCGATTGATCGGTGTAAACGCTGCATCAATGATGGTTGACGAGATTGATACAGCTTCAACCCACGTTGCTGAAGCTGCTATTATCAAGCTGCAAGGTCGTGTTCGCGTTGGTAATTGCCCACAACTTGGCTTTGCATCCACGCCTGAAGGCCACAAATCTCTTTACAACCTATTCGTAAGAGAAGCATCAGACGAAAAAGCATTATACAAGGCGAGAACGGAAGACAATCCTTTCCTAGATCCAGGTTTTATCCAGAACCTTAGGAATTCCTACCCGCCGAACCTGATTGAAGCTTACCTGAACGGTGAATTTGTTTCGCTCAACACCTCTCTTGTTTTTTACGAGTTCGACAGAGCCAAGCACGGTACAACTATTTTCTCTCCTCTCGCCGACGAAAGGATTATTTTTGGTGCAGACTTCAATATTGGCCGCAGTCAGTCCTGCTACGGCGTTATGCGCTCCGGTCCATTAGGGCAAATGTTGCATGTATTCGACGAGCACACTTGCGGAACAACATTTGATCTTGTCGAGCATTTGAAACGTCGCTTTCCATCACATTTAGCCAGGGGTTTAATCGTTTGCCACCCAGATGCAAGCGGAAGTCACAGCAGCACAAGCTCAACACAAACCGATCACGACATTTTACGAAGTGCAGGAGTGCGTGTTATTGCAGAAAATCGCAATCCACCAGTTGCAGAGACTCTTGCTCACGCCAATATGCACATTGCAGGCGGCAGCGTACTCGTAAATCTTACAAATTGCGTTGAAACAGTCGATTCCCTAGAGCAATGGGCTTACGACGACAATTACAAGCCAGCAAAGGGCGGAAAGAATGATCGTTCTCACGCCGGAGATAGCTTTAGGTACTTGATTTGGCATACAATGCCACGCTCTTCGATGGCTTCAGGCCGAGGCCCACGTTGGCGTTGACGGTCCAGAGCTACACTGTTGCAGATTGCAGTAGAAACAGTGTCGATCGTTCCAAGTTCTCTGGTTCCAACAGCAGATAGCAATTCGCTCCCATTTGAGCGCAGATTTCCAGAGTACGAGGAAGCCGCTTTTGAAGAAGTTGTTGGTGTCGATGCTTATTCGCTGGAGCAAGCCGAACAGTTTTCTCGTTTGGCGCCGATTCGTTTCTGCACCCTTCCAGAATTCTACCTCATAGAAGCAGCAGCAGATTATTTGCCGAAAGATTACTTAGAAGAGCTCCCTAGCTACGAAGTCCGCAAAACACGCGCACAAAGTAGCTTTCAAAACTACTACGGACACCTAAGGGATCTCGTTGTAGGTACTGCACTTCGCAAAGGTGTATCACAGCCGGATGATGTTCCTGCGGAATGGGGAAATTTCTTCGATGATGTGGACCTTGAGGGTCACTCGCTGGTTTCTTACACCAAGGAAGCCTTTACGGAAAGTATTGACGGTGGAGTTTCTGGAATTTGGGTTGAATATCCAAAGCTTCCGCCAGACCTCACTTCAGACGAAGAGAAAAAAATCAATGCTCGGCCATATTTTGTTTTAATGCGTGTCGATCAGGTACTTGAATGCCGTTATGACCAATTCAACGTAGACCTTGGCGGACAAAGTGTCTTCGGTGCATTCCCAACTTATTTGCGAATTAAAACAGAAGTACGCCAGCAATCAGAAACTAACGAATTCTTTGAAGAAGTTGTTCCGGCTGTGCGCGTTTACGATATTCAGAGTGCTAGCACGGATACGGTTTCCCAGTTCGGAGACTCTATTGGTGGAACCTCCCCCAACCAAAGAGTTCGCTGCCGTCTTTATACAAAAAAGATAAGCCAAGAATCAATCGACAAGTATATTCTCAGGGAAACCAGTTACATCTCGCTTCCCTTTATCCCATTTGTTCCAATCTTTGGCGGCAAGAAAGAAGCGTTTTTTCGTGCTCGCCCACTTCTTTTCGATATTGCACGTTTGAATCTCCACCACTGGAGCGTATCTGCCGACCTTGCGGAATCAATTCACCTTACCGCCTCGCCAATTCTTACAGGAACCGGGGTACGTCCAGAGGACAAGATTGAAGCAGGAGGGGGCAGGGCACTTTTTTCTTCCAATTCGGATGCAAAGTATGGAATGCTGAGTGCCCCAATGGACGGAGCTTCTATCACTCTTGAGAATCTGAAGCGAATTGAGTCTGCAATGGAGCGCTTGGCTGCTGTTGCAATGACAACTGGCAAAACGCAATCTGAATCAGGCTTTGCAAAGTTGCTGGATCGCTCTCAAAGCGATTCGTTGCTCGCCGTACTTGTTCAAAGCCTAGAGGATTCCATCAATAGAGCGCTACTTTACGCATCTGCTTATCGTAAAATTCCACCAGTGCGAATTTCGATTAGCAAGAACTTTATTCCAGTTAAGCTTCACTCGCAGCAAGTTCTTGCATTGCTTGCACTACTTAAGAGCAATACGATCACAATCGAGCTTTTCTTGCAAATGCTTGAAGCGGGCGAAATGTTTGAAGGTCTTGCTGATTTCAGTGTTAAAGACCTTTTGCAAAGAATGAACCTAGAAGGCAATGAAACTGCTGAAGACCTTGGTATTGCAGACGGTGCAAGTACGCAGACTCCAAATCGCGGTCAGATCCCCGTCGATGCCTCTACGCCGCTATCCGAGGGTTCCGATGCAGAAACAGGGGAGACGAGCGTAGAACCAACCGAAAGTGATGGTGCTATGATTTAACGAGTCAACACACGACTTTGCGTGAACCCTCCCGAAACCCTTGAAGACGCTATTGCTCTGATCAAAGAGCTTGAGCAGAAAACCAACAACCTTGAAAGCTCTCAGGTAGCACTAAAGGCAACTAATCAAGGTCTTCTTAAAGATTTGAAGAAAAAGAAAACTGTCGATAGTTTTATTAAAGTTGCTGGGCTTGACCTGTCCGGCGACCTGGACGAAGAGGCCCTTGCTGAGCGTCTTGCTCCAATCCTGAAGGCCGCCACCACTGAGCCCCCAGAGCCCCAGGGACAGCCTCCCGCCTCGCCCCAGGGCCAATCCCCTTCCGACGTGATGGACGAGGCCGTGAAGGCGCAATTCGCCTCCCTGCGGACGGAACTTGCAAACCTTCGCAAGACGAATGAAGACCTGGAAAAGGAAAAGAACCTGGAAAAAGATAAGCGTCGTCAAAGTAAGCTTGAGGCTTTAGTAACAGAAGAGCTTGCAAAGGTCGAATGCACCAGGCCGAAGCATGTTTTCAAGCTTCAGCAAGATAGCTTCAGGCTTCTCGATGATGAAAGCACTGTTGTTTTCGGTTCTGAACAAGATCCGATCGCGCTTCGTGATGCGGTAACGAGGCTGCGTGATGACGAAGAGTATTCGATCTACTTCCGTGGCAGTGGCGCAACTGGCTCTGGTATGACTACAAGCCGCGCACCGGCTCCGACATACACAAATAATCCTTTCAACAAGGATTCCGCTAATGCCACTGAAGCCGCAAGATTGCTTAACTCCGATCCAGACAAGGCAAAGCGCTTGATTCAAGATGCAAGGCTTGCTGGAAAGCTTGATCCAGTGATCTCCAGAGCGCTGCAATCAATGTAATGCCAGCCAAAGCCTGCTGGCTGATGTAAGCTGAGTTGGCTCTTGTTGGGTCACCGCCCCCGTTAAAGCCGGGGGCTTTTTATTGCTAGAATCTTTTTAGTATTAGCCCTTGCAACTATGCCACGCCGTAGCAAAAATTCTTACAGCGGAATTTCCTTTAAGCCGCCTGCTGCTGTTGCTGCTGCAGCTCGTCGCGCTTTAGAAAAGCGAAACGATAAACCACCATCAAATCGTGGGATGACTTCAGTTGGCTTGGCTAGGGCGCGACAACTTTCAAACCGTCAAGAGCTTTCGCCTGCAACTATTGACAGAATGGTAAGTTATTTTGCTCGTCACGAAGTAGACAAAAAGGGATCAAGCTGGGATGATTACGGTAAGGGTCGTCAGGCTTGGGACGGTTGGGGTGGTGACCCAGGGCGAAGCTGGGCTCGTTCGATTGCTCGCCGGATGGACGCAGCCGAGGGCAAGCCCTAGTCAGCCTCAGCCATCTCAATGGTAAACTGGTAACCAGTTCAAAGCCTTCCCGTGTCCGCTCATCATCTATACGTTACCGTTGACTGTCCCATTTGCAAGCAATCCAGATTAACCAGGAAAGATTTACTTGCCAAGGCGAAAAAAACTGGTCAACCTCTTCTTTGCCGTTCATGTGCAATGACTGTAAGGCCGGTCACCTGGAAAAAAGACCCAGAAGACTTGCTTATTAATCAGGGAGCATACAAGTCTTACATGAAAGCAAAAGTAAGGGTTAAGTCAAATCACAACGGAGCTTACGCTCATGTTGAGTTTCGATTTAAGTCTTACAGAGAATTTTTACTAGAGCTTGGCCCAAGACCAAATGGAATGACGTTAGACAGAATTGATCCAAACGGTCATTACGAAAAAGGAAATGTTAGATGGGCAACAATGTCGGATCAAAGTAGAAACAGAAGATCCAATATCCTGGTTGTGTATAACGGAGAAAAAATGTGCTTAACAGATGCCTGCAGGCTGTCCGGCAGGGATCGAGAAACAATTAAAAGGAGAATGCGGAAAGGCGTACCGGAACATCTTTTGTTTCATAATGGAAGAATCGACTAATTGTAATTGGAGCGGTCCTGGCTGCGTGGGCTTGAGTAAACTGCCCTTGAGCGATTCTCCCATTTGTCATGCCCTACAAAACCGATCAGAACATTCTTAGTCGTCAGGTTACTGACGATGCGGACGAGTTGATTGCTGGTATCCGCATTATGTATGCAGCAGGAACCGGCCTTCGGACTAGCACCAACATCAAACTTCCAACTGCTTTGACCCAGGCGCAGCTTGTGAGGATTTTCAACGGTCTTCCAACTGTAACCGGCACTCAGACCCTGGATATTGTTGGCGCCACTGGTACTGCTGCTCTTACCACTGGTGAAAAAGCCATTGCTACTGGCAAGGGCTGGACGCTAACTCTTGCTTGATTGAGTCCAAGCTTACAAGCCCTGCTTCGGCGGGGCTTTTTTGTTGAACACCCACCAACAGATAAATGAAAAAAGCAACCAAAGCTGAAAAGAAGATGAGCAAGGTTATGAAAGAGTATGCTGCTGGCACTCTTCGCATGGGTAGCAAGAAGGGTCCAGTTGTCAAAAGTCGCAAGCAGGCTATTGCAATTGCAATGAGCGAAGCCGGTACGAGAAAGAAAAAAAAGAAGAAAGCTTGACCATGATTTTTTGCTAGTCTATTGGCAACAGAGGCTGTGCCTCGCCGGGTCAAGCACCCGTTTAGCGGTTGTGCCGCAAGCATTCGCTCTAGCAGTGGCAGTGCCACAAGAGCACAAACCAATCCCCTTCCCACCCTTCCCCAAGGTAAAAAACCATGCTCCTCGCTGGCGTTCCTTTTATCCCCCAGCTTTTCCTGGAATACCAGCAGGAAGAGTTGAAGAACAAGAATGCTCTTGTTACCAGCGGCCTGATGGTCACGAATAACGCTATCCAAGCTGAATTCGCCAAAGGCGGCAAGACTATCGACCTTCCCTTTTTCGGTGATTTGACCGGAGATGATGAAGTCCTCAGCGATACCGTTGGCCTTACGGCTAGCACGCTGGCAGGCAACCTGCAAACCGGCGTTCGCCTGATGCGTGGTAAGGCCTGGAAGGCTTCGGATCTTGCGGCTGAACTGGCTGGCTCCGATCCCATGCAGGCCATTGCTCGTCGCACTGGTCAGTTCTGGGTTCGCAGGATGCAAGCTACCTTGATCGACACGATTCGTGGTCTGTTTGCAACTGGTGGCCCACTTGTTTCCTCCCACGCGGTTGGTGGAACTTCTACCCAGCTCAGCGCTGATGTAATGGTTGACACCATTGCCAAGCTCGGCGATGCAGGTAATGAGTTGACTGGTGCTTTGATGCACTCGCGCACTTATTACCGCTTGATGAAGCTGGATCTGATTGTTCCCTCTAGCAGCACCTCTCAACTTGATACCCGGCTTTCCAGTGAGCGTCTGGAGCTTGGCACCTATCTGGGTCGCCCGGTTTTCGTAGACGACACCCTGCCTGTTGAAGTTGGCGCTGGTACTGGTAGTGCTGATGTTCTGCAGACCTACTTCTTCGGTCCTGGTGCATTTGCTTATGCAAGTGCTCCCGCAAAGACTCCCCTTGAAACCGACCGCGATCCCGGTGTTGGTGTTGATTACCTGTTCAACCGCACCCATTACCTGGTTCACCCCAACGGTATTTCCTGGAATGGCAATGCGGCTGCTCAAGGTGGTCCCACCAACACTGAGCTTGCTACTGGCAGCAACTGGGAAAAGGTGTTCACCGACAATCGCAACATTCGGATTACCCAACTTCGGGCCTTTATCTGATTAGAGCGATTTTGGTTTAGCATGGCCCCGCTTCGGCGGGGCTTTTACCAATCCACTTCAATTCCAAATCACCAATCCACTTTAATTTTTAACCATCAATCCACTTTAATTTTAACCATGGGAATGTTCGCTGCTCGCCTTGCAAAAGAGCGTCAAAATGCCCAAGCTTCCAGCCCTGCGCCTGAGCCTTCTATCGAGCCTGCGGAGCCGGTAGAAGGCCCCAAGCCTGCCCCTGCATCGCCTGCACCGGCCACCAGGGCCAAGTCAGCTACCGTGAAGTCCTGAACCCCTAGAGAGCCACCAGGGAACCGCCATGGCCTTTGTTTCGACTCTTGGAGCGGATAACGCTAACTCCTTCCTGAGCGTTACAAGGGCCGTGGCTTTGCTTGGCGACTTGCCAGTTAGCGCTGGTATTTCAGCCTGGCTTGCGTTAAGCGATACGCAAAAGCAACAAACACTTGTTGCATCTACAATGACAATCAATCCCCTTAAGTGGAAGGGTGCTGCTTCGTCTTCAGAGCAGTCCCTTGCTTGGCCAAGAATTATTATTTCCGACAGCAGACGGCTTGCAAGTGACGAGCTGCCGATTGACTTTGAAATTGCTGTTGCTTATATGGCAGCTTTCCTTGGCAGTGGTGGTGGATACACGGCTGTTGCTGTCAATGATGGTGGCTCTTCTCTTCGTAGCACAAGTCAATACGATGAAGTCAATCTTGGCGATGGAGCATTGCAAGTAAAGTTTAAGAAAGAAGACGGACCTCAGACCGGAACCGATTACATCCCTCCATTTTCAATGGATATTTTACGTCGCTACATGGTTGACGAAAATTTTAACCAGCCATATGTAAATCGCAGAAGCACTGCAAGGGTTGATGCACGTTATAGTGGCTCCCCTCGCTCAAGGGGAATTCGTTTTGCTAATGGCCAAGTATTTCCATCGTATGGCGGCTGGTACAGCAATCCACTGTAATACACCATGGCCCTTGTAGATGACATTTTTTCTACAATTCCAGGACCGCTAATTGAGCAGTTTGGAATAGCTGCTACCTATCTAAAGGCGAGCAGTAATGAATCTTACAATCCAGAAACCGGAACAGTTCTTGGGGTTCCTACTAAAATTGCGGTAAAGGTTATTGTGGCTTACCTTAAGGCTAAAGAGATTGATGGAATGTATCAACATGGAGACATGAAGATTCTTATTCCAGCTAACTACTTGGGCGGGTACTATCCGCAAACAACAGACTCAATCGCTTATCTGCAAAATGGCAGAACCAGAACTGCTAGAATTATTGACCCGATTTCTTATCGTGGCGATAATCCTATACTACATGTCGTTATTGCGAGAGTGAACTGAAAATGGGAAAGCCAATTAAGCAAATCAATCGAGATTTGAGAAGGCAGATTCAAAGTGCCGCGAGACATACGGCTGCAGCAATTATGAATGATCTTGCGGATAGAGGGCCTAACTGGGGCGGAGAATTTAAGAATAGCTGGGTTGCTGATGCTCCGGGAGTTGGCAAGGGCAAGCAGGGCTCGTATCCATATACCATCAGGGACACCCCTGCATTACCTGATACGATTGCAGCAACCAAAAGAAATCCAAAGCTAAGCATTATCAATACTACTGATTATGCGATGGCTGCAATGGATCTTGAGGAGGGTGATTGGCAGAATCCTGGCTTTATGCCGAAAGGAGACATTGTTATTGAAGGTAGGCGGGTTGGTAGCATGAGAACAGATATTATTAAACCCCTAGAAGGAAAAGATCCGACTTCCTTTGCAACCGCTGAACCCGATTGGTTTGTTACTTATGTCAATGGAGGTGGTCTTCAGAAGTCGCTTGAGCATGGAATTAAAATTGCATTTGCAACAAGTAATTAAATGAACTACCAATCAATTCGGGCTGCAATGGAAGCACCGCTGCTGGCAGCTTACAATTCTCAGATTCCTTCGGTCCCGGTTTATTTTGATAACATTACTTCGGTCCCGCCAGATGCACCAAAGGAGTACATACGAATAAATATTACGTTTGGGATTACGACTGAATCAACGTTAAGTGGTTCATTAGATTATGCAAGGGGTGCAATTATTGTGCGTTGTTTTACTAAAAAAGGAGCTGGCGCTGCTCGTTGTCAAGAATTAGTTCGCGTTGCAAAAGAAATTATTGATACCATTAACGCTACAGGCAAAACAGCGGACTCAACTTATGTAAGAATTGGTCAAATTACGGGACCATCTTTTCAGTCTCCAGATAATATTCCTCATTTTGTCGGACGTATTGATGCTGGCTGGCAGGCTAGGTCAATTTGAATCGCTATTCTGTTCCTAGCTGGGCAGTGCCCGCAAGCCGTTACCCCTGACCTGCCATGCCCGCAACCGTTCTTTCCGGCGCTTCCGGCGCCTTTGCTTACAAGCCTGCCAGCACTGGCGGCACTTTTGCTCCCGCCAACGTTGTTTTTGCTAGCGCTGAAATTACAATTGAAACTTATCGCAATTTCAAGGTTGGTGACCCCGTTAAGTTTTCTGTCTACAATGTTCAGGGCGGCACTGTCGCTGGCACCCTTCCGGCTGGCTTGGTCGCTGGCACTACCTATTACGTCTTCTCTTATGTTGCAGCTACTGGTGTTCTGAAGGTTTCCGCTACGCTTGGCGGTACTTCTGTAACGCTTACAACTGCTGGTACTGCTGCAGCTCCAAACGAATTCCGTGTTGACTATGCGGATTACGCAGTAGTTGCACAAGTTCGTGACTGGACCTTTGAGATTACTCGTAGCGAGATTGACGTTACGACTATTGGTCAAGCTCCTGGTCAGTACGCTCCCTTCAAGAACTATATCACCGGCTTTGCTGATGGTACAGGAAGTGCAACCGTTTACATGACGGATGAAGACTCGGCATTCGCTAACCGAATGATCGAAGACGTTCTTCAGCGCAACCAGGTTGGTGCCTCTGTTCGCCTCTATGTTGATCGCGTTGTTTCCAGTGGTACTACCACGGACGAAACTAAGTCGCGCTCTATCGCCATGGATGTTGTGCTTACTAGCGCAAGTATGAACGTGAATCCTGATGATGCAATTAGCGTCTCGATCAACTTCCGTCCTGCTGGTGCCCCAACGATCGACTTGTCTCAGGTCTGATCGGCTGCATAGTTCAATACTTGCCCCGCTTCGGCGGGGCTTTTTGCTGGCTATGCACGACAGTATGCTGTAGAGTCGTCCAGAACGCTTCTCTTTTTATGAGCGCACCCCAACCCTCCCAGGCCACAACAATTAGGGCGATTGATCGCCTCCGTAAGGCTGCAAATTTTGAGCCGATCAAGCAAGTTGTCACCCTTGAAAATGGTGACGAAGTAACATTTTACGCTGCTCCCCTTACTGCTGCAGAGCGTGAACGGGCGCAAAAAGATGCCAAGTCTGACAGCGCTGGTGATTTTGCGATGCAATTGCTAATCGCAAAAGCACTTGACGAAAATGGTCAAAAGCTGTTCAAGCCTGGCGACATTCCGGTTCTCAAGATGGAAGTTGAGGACGAAGATTTGCAGAAAATGATTCTATGCGTGCTGAGGCCACGGGGTTCAAACAGCGCAGAGCCAGACGCCAAAAGTAATTGAGAGTGAGCTAGAGTCTGACGGCAGACTTTACTTTCAGCTTTCTCTCGCTGAAGTTCTTCACTGTACCCTTTCCGAGCTTAAGGGAAAAGTAACAGATGAAGAGATGAGTCTCTGGGCCGCTTACTTTGCAATTAAAGGTAAGCGTCAAGCCGCAGAGATGGAAAAAATCAAGCGTCAACGATAACCGCCTTTCGGGGCGGTTTTTTCGTGCCTAGCTAGACTCTTGGAACGGGGCGGGGATTTTAAAGCAGTGGCAAGTTACGAAGCTCAAATCAATGTAATTCTGAATGGACAGAGAAGTATTGATGCACTTACCTCTAGCTTGGGTGAAGTTCAAGCAGCAATTGATCAAATTGAAAGAAGATGGCGTAGCGCAACCCAACTAATTCAAAGAACTCAAATTCGACTCAATGCTATTGGAACAGAGCCCCCCCGTGGGCAGGGCGGAAGATTTACAAGAGATCCAAATAGGCAGGCAAGGTTTGAGGCTTATGCAGTTCAAAGAAGAGCTAGGCAGGAAGAGTTTCTTTCAAGAAGAGCCACAGCAAGGGGGCGATCAGAAGAGGCGATTGTAGGAAACCAGATCACCGGCCAGAGGGAGGCCATTAGGCTTGCGGAAAGAAGAGCAGAAATTGAATCAAGGCAAAATTCTGCTGCCATACTTTTTGAAAGACAATTGCAAGCTTTTAGGAGGGGCGGCGGTGGTACTCGCCTAGATCCACAATTACAGGAAAGAGCCAGGGAGGCTCAAGCGGCTTACAACGCGATTGGCGGCGCAGCATCAAGGAATCGTGGACTTGTATCGGCTCTTGCTACCGAAATGGGAAGAGTGGTGCAAGCGCAAAATGAAGTGAATAGGGGAAGCTCGCTCAGAAGTAAAGCATTTGAAACAAGTAGAAGTGCATTTGAGCGTATTTCAGCACTCCAAGAGCAGGGAACTGTTTCGCGCTCAAGAATTGCAAGGGCAAGAAGACTTGCTACCCCTATCGCCGAAGCGGCAAATGCTGGCGATCAATTTGGTTCCTCGGAAGCTGCTCGCAGGGCAAGCGTCTTCATCAGTCGCCTAGAGAAAGAGTCGAGATCCCTGCAAAATAGAACAAGAGAAACAATTAAAAATGCAATAAGCTCTCCAGTTCAAGGTGGGGTAAATTTTCCTGGCAGCCCACTTGCGCTAAGAGAAGCTGCAAGAATAAATGAAAGATTAGCAGCTCAGAACATCAGAAATGCTGCGTCTTCTCCCATTCGCGGGGGAGCTAACTTCCCTGGCAGCCCAATCGCTACGCGGGAAACCGCAAAAGCAATTGATAAAGCAATGGCTCAAGGGATCAAAAATGCTGTTAGCTCACCAATTCGCGGAGGAATTAACTTCCCTGGCAGCCCAATTGCCTTGCGGGAGTCTGAAAAGGCAATTGGAAGGGCAATGGCTCAAGGG